TCAGTTCGTCGGAGCCACCCGCTCCGGTTTCCGCATGTAGATCCGCCGCAATGTCCGCGGGTCCATGTGTCCCAACAGCCGCCCATCCTTCGCGTCCGATCCGGCTTTCGCCCGGATGTCGTGGAACGTGAATCTCTCGCCGATCACCTCGGCCTGGTGGCATCCCCTGATGTGCTTCTGCCAGATGCTTTGGAACCCGCTTTCGGTGTAGGGCTGGCCGTCGGCTTTGCAGACGACGTACATGCTGGCTGTGCCGTCCCGCGGCAGCTCGCCGGCACGCTCGATCAGCCACCGCAGCGCCGGTGTCCAGCCGATCACCAGCGCCTTGCCGGTCTTGCCTTGGCGGACCGATAGGCCTTCGGCTGTTACGGCGTTGCGGTGCAGGCGCAGCAAATCCCCTTCCCGCTGGCCGGTGATGTAGGCCAGGCCCATCATCACCTGAATGGCGGCAGGCGCCCCATCCAGCACCGCGATGAATTCTTCATGCTCGATGTACCGGGTTCGGGGGCGCTCTCGGTTGCGCTCGACGCCCTTGCACGGGTTGGTGTTCACCAGCCCCCACCGCATTGCCTTGGTGTAGGCGTGCGACAGCAGGGCGATCTCGCGGTTGGCTGCCACCGGTGCACCGCGACCATCGAGGTAGGTGGCGACGTCGATCGGCTTGATGCTGGCCAGCGTGCAGGCGCCGAACACGCCCTTGAGCGTGGCGGCCTGTTTCTCCTGGTCCTTGCGGGTCTTGGGAGCCTTGCTCGGCAGGATCTCGCGGACGTACCGGTCCAGCAGCTCACCGACTGTGCCCTGTCGTGGTCTGGCGTCCATCAGATCGGCATAGGCGCGCAGGGCGCCAGCGCGATCATCCTCCCGCGCCAGCTTTACCGCCTTGGCCCCCTTTGGCACGTAGAACCACCACCCCCGCGTCAGATACACGCGGGCGGGCATGTCGAGGTTGTGCTTGCGGCGGCGTCCCATGGGGGGCATACGTTACCCCGCCTTCTTGAGGACTGCCCAGTTCGGGCCGGCGCCGGGGGCGGGCAGGTCCTGCGGGGGCAGATTGCCGAGCATGGCCTGTGTCAGGGCATCATCGGTGATGCGCGGCCTGCCGTCGGCGCGAATGACCGGGCGTAGTCCGAGGCGCCGCAGCACTTCGAGCTGCTTGCCGGCCACCTGGTAGCCGGTCAGTTCCGTCAGTTCGGCGTCGGACAGGATTCGGGCCATCAGCCCCCCTTTACCAGCCAGGCATGCGCCATCACCTTGGCGGCCCGCACGATGTCCCGGCCCAGCACGCCGAGGCCGTAGGCCAGAACACCGGCGCCGGCGATGATGGCGAGGGGGAGGAGGTCGGTCATGTCTCGTCTCCAATGGCGCGGGCGAGTTGAGTTGCGATCTTCCCTTTGTCGTATCCGCCGATTCCACGCAGGTCGCGCACAACAGACCGCACCGCCTCCACGTCCACGGCGGGCGCAGGCGGCCACAGACCAATTGCCTCGGCCTCGGCGCGTGGCATGTCGCCGAATGCTGTCGGAACAGCCGAGGTGTCAAAAAAGCGATCCACCGCCGTCCCCCTTTCCACGTCCACGGCGGGCGCTGGCGGCTGCGGGGCGGCGATTGCGGCTTGAAGCTCTGAGCGCAGCGATGCCACATGATCGTGCTGCGGGAGTGCAGAAAGAGCCCAGATGCAACCGTTCAACTGCTCTCCTGTCAGCGTTACCCCCCTCGGCACCGCGACCGGCCCGGGCTTGGCAATCGGAGAGTCGGCCTTTCCTTTCGTTGCCACGGCTGGCACGCCATTCGTTGGCACGTCAGCCGGACGCCAGATATGCCCGCAGCCGTGGCACAGGTGCGACCTGTGAGGCGGGTTGTCCCAATCGCACGAGTCGTCTGCACCGTCGATATGCTGCAACCCGCACTTCGGGCAGTGCAGCACCATGTCGATGGCCGGAGCAGGCTTGTTGGCAGGTGGGTTGTCGTCAGTGATGATTCGACCGCACGTTTCGTGAGCCTCTCGGAACGTCACCTCGCTCGGGTCAACGCCTCGCTCGCATTGGGCGCAGTACCAGCCTTGCCCCGCAGGCTTGGCGAGTTCAGCCTCCAGAGCAAACATGGCGGCGACCTTGCGATCATCATTGCTCGAAGCCAAAGCATCAAGCGCCTGCTGCATAACTTCGCGGCTCATGACTGCCCCCTCCACTGCAACGCATCCGCCTTTCCGATGAACACCAGCCATGCAGCTCGGCAGCGATAGAAAAAGCCGCACCCGGGGCGGAGGGGGCGGGCCGGAACCCACTTGGTCCCGTAGGGCGTCATGACTTGCGCATTAACATTGTGATCTCGGATGACTCGCATCAGTTCGTCGATCTGGTAGAGCTTCGGCCCCATCATCGCTTCGTTGATTGATCTGCTCATGACTGCCTCCGGAACTTGGCGAGTGCGGCGTTAATTTGCTCCTCCATTTCGTCGTCGGCAGGGCTGTCATCGTCTGGGCGGGTTTCTCGATACCAGCGCAGGCCGTTTTGTGCAGACTCCAGCGCCTCCACCAGCTCCCGCACGTCAGGCGGCGGGACGGGGGCGGTGTAGAGATTGCGCGGCGTCAGTTCTTCGACTGCATACTCGCCGATGCCATTTTCGTCAGGCACTTGCGTTACGCCGAATTTCTCTGTCCAAACCTGCGCGCCGACAGTCAGTTCAATCGTGTCGCCGATGCTCGGTTTGATGTACGCCAGCATCCCCGCATCCGATGGCGACTCGTGGAAGTCCTCGCCAAAATCCGCGCTATAGGCTTTCGCCGCCGGCGCCTGCTGTCGCAACTCAGATTCCAGCGAGGCGCGCGCCGCTTCCCATGCTGCTTCGGCGAGCCGCTGCTTGTCTTTCGGCATGCCGGCAACTGCCCATTGGCGCCAAAACTCGGCCTTGTGTGGAGACTCCCGCAACCGCTGCAGCTCGGCCTCGGCTGATTCGGCGCGGGCCTGCCAGTCGTCATGTGCCATTTGTTTGCTCCTGTGGGTTGTCTCGCTCAGTGAGACGCCGCCGGGGTAGGCTGCGGCTATGCGTTGGACTCAGACATGGGCGTGCGGGGCCTGCGGGCACAAGGGCACGCGGGTTGTGCGCTACCCGAAATACGGTGGCGGCCGGATCGCTGGCACGCCGCTGACGGAGCTGGCGAAACGTGCGCGGTGCAGCCAATGCAGGGTCCGGGGCCAGTGCTCGATCGATGAGCGGCCGCCGGATCGGATTCCGTGGCAGCGGGCGTTTCAGCGGGAGTGCGACAATGTCCGAGATGAGCCGGCCTGAGGAGCCCATTGCATGCGTGAGAAGATCCTGAATTGGTTGAACTGTGGCACTGCTGCCTCGCTTGGGCTGTTTGTTGGTTTCGTGCTCGCTATCCCTTTTATTCCAATGATTCAGGGGATACCGATTGAGCCAGAGTGGTTGCAGGCTTGGGCGTCGGTTATCGCCTTGGTAGTGGTCGTCGGAATCGCTTTTCATGAGAGCCGACAGCGCGAGCGACAGCGGCGGGAATCCGTTGAAGAAAGGCGGCGTGATCGAGAGGAGGCTGATGCGCGGCGGGACATTGATCTCCAACGTCGCCGGGCAGTCACTCGTGCTGAATTGGTTCACACAAGTTGCCGGCTCCTGGTTGACTGCAGTCGTTTTTCGGATATGGCGATACGGTTGGCCGTTAGCCAACCCGCGGGCCGACTTCGGCTGATCTGCAAAGTGAGTACGCTGAAGCTTGTTGCAAGCCTTCGCATCGACGTGAGCGTTCTTGAAGAGGTGCAGGTGAAGGCGTACGCAACGATGACAGCAAGCGCAAGTGCGTATCTTTCGATCGTTGAGTCCTTCGTGATTGCTGCAGAAACCAAGCAAAACCACAATGTGGCTTATGTCACTCCCAGTGTTCCTGAGGCATGGGTTGCCATATCGCGCTGCCTTGATTCTGCCAAGGACATCGTGAGGAGTTTCGGCCTTGATCCAGAAGACACCCTTCAGTTGGCCTTTATCGGTGAGTCGGATTAGGTCGCTCACGTCTGCGGCACCTCGTCTGCTGCGCTGCCGAACGCCATCCGATCCGGGTCATACGCCGGCTCTGCGCCGGGCGCGAATGTCATGACCACCCCCAGCCGGTACGCGACGATGAACTCCAATGTCGCACCTCGGCTCTTGGTCCAGCCGGGCAGGAAGTGGATGCAGTCGCATGTCAGCATCTGGGTCAGGGCCTGCCGCAGATACGCTTCCCACGACGCTTTCTCGGGATTCTCGGCAGGGTTCTCGATGTGCATGCCGAGCGATCGCAGCCGCGCAGCCTCTGCATTGAACGCGGGATAGTTGTAGTCGGGCAGGCCGGTCATGGGGCCGGCGAGGTATGTGCGGGGGCCGAGTTTGGTTTCGTCGGCCATCAGAACAGCTCCACCTGTTGCGGCGGCCTCGGCATCGCAGCAGCTCGGCGCCGGGCATTGCCGGCCCACTCCAGCAGCGTGAACGCAAAGCCGCGATGGCCCATCGCCAGGCGTTTGCGGGATTCGGCGAGGGCGACCCGTGCTGAGTGGATTGCTGATTCGCGCGATTGCGACGGCACGACGATGCTCACCGGCGCCGCCCCTTCTTCTGCGGCATGACGTGCTCCCAGCGCATGCGGTCCTTCAGCCGGCGCTGTGCGCGGATGTTGCGGCGGCGGCTCATGCGTCACCCCGCATTGGCCCGCCGGCAGATACGCGGTTGCGGCCATCGAGCCAGCCGGCCAGGGTGTCTTTGCTGACGTGGATGCCCTCGGCTTCCAGGGCTTTGCGAACGCTCACCAGCCCCTTGCCATTGGCGTGCAGCTCGCGGGCGCGGACGACGGCGCTGTCGGGGTGGCGGGACATGGGGTTGGTCTCGCCGAAGCGGGCGCGGGATTTCATGCGGCCTCCAATTCTTGGCGTGATCGCTCGGGCAGGTGAACGTCGACGAAGCTGAGAAACCTCGACAGCACCGCTTCACAGTCCTCCCGCATTCCCGGGTATCGCCACTGTTCCAGGCACTGGACCGAATTGATCAGGTAGACCTTGGAGCCAAGCTCTTTGGTCTCGAAGACGTTCCACCGGAAGTGATCGGCATCGAAAATGTCGAGGTAGAACCGCCACTGGTACGACTGAACGAACCGGTCCGGGTCGAACCTCGCGGTGGACTTGTGGTCATCGACGCGCCGTCCCTCGACAGCATCCACTTTGCCCACCATCAAGACCTGGCGGCCGTCGATGGAATAGGCCTTCTCGGCTTTGATTTCGCGGAGCTCAGGGATTGCGATGACCGCATCAAAATTGAAGGTGAAGATGTAGCCGTCTGCCTCCAGTTTTGTGTAGTCGCCATCCACCGCCAGCTCCAGTGCCTTGTGGAGTGCGGTTCCGGCAAGCATTTGCTCGGATGGAGGATCAAGGCGACGGAGACGGCGCACCAATGCCTCGGTGTCACCATCCTCCTGCCGCTCCCAGTACAGGAAGCTATCGATGTCGGATACCGAGACTCGCATCACGCGGCCTCTGGCTGGCGGAGGATGAAGGCCTTTTCCTTTTGGTCGTAGACGAAGCCCTTCGCTTGTGCTGTGGCGTTCAGGATTCCTTTGATCTTCGGCTCGGCAGCAGAAAGCTCCTTGGCCTTCTTGGTGAACGCGTCGGCGCTGTCGAGTTGCTGGAAGCTCTCCCGCAGCTCGTTCACCCTGGCCTGTTCCGCCATGGCTGCCTCGCTGGCCTCGTTCAGCTTGCTCTTGATCCCAGTGATGACTCCTGCGAGGAACGCCGGGTCCTTTTCAGGGTGGGGAATCTGCATCGCCTGGAGCTGGGCCGGGTTCTTTCCGAATGCCGTGTCGGTGGGATTGAAGTTGAGCCACCGCGCCCCTTGAGCAATCAGAAGCCGCCCCATTGCGTCGGCTACCTTGTAGATCTCGCCTTTGCTGCCACCCTGGACATCCAGGCGCTCGATGACTTCGTCGCCGTTGCGCTGCTCGTCCATGTGAGCGATCAACACCACGTCCTTCCGCAACGAGTGCAGCAGCTTCAACCAGCCAATGAACGAGGTTTTGAGCGCCCCGTACCCCTGCAACGACAAGGCGCCACCGCGTCCCTTCATCTTGGAGTCCTTGCGGATCAGGTCGGCGGTCAGGACGTCCAGAGCGCGCCCAGCAGTGTCGACAATCACCGTCTGGTAGGGCGCCAGATCCTCGGCGGTGATGCTTTCGACCTCGCTCCACTGGCTTACCTGAACGGTGTCTTTGCGGTTCTCCGCCCGGTGCGCGCCGTTGTCGAAGTCGATCAGCAGCGGAGCGTTTGCGGTGAACGCCAGGGAGGTCTTCCCGATCCCCGGGGGGCCATACAAGCAGGTGGTGATCTGCTCAACGGTGATGGGGTCGGAAGCCTTTACGATCTTGAGAGGCATGTCATGCTCCTTCAGTGGTGTTCGCTACATGAACCCGCGCCCTCAGAGCGCGGTAGATGCGCCCGAGCAATCCCCGGGCAGTAAGGGGCTCCCAGATGCGCACCTCGACGTCGACGCCGAACTGGCGGCCGAGGAACTTCATCTGGTTCTTGATGGCCCGGGCCGTCTTGGGGTCGTTGGTCAGCACCGTGGCCGACACTTCGATGGGCTCACGCAGCACGGGGCGGCCCTCCCTGCGGACGGCGGCGGATGGCGATCAGGCCCATGCGGGTAGACCGGAGGGCCATGCCCTGGCGGGCCAGCAGGGCCACGACGTCCACCACCCGGGTGTGCGGGGGGTAGTCAGCGGCGCGGATGGGGTGGGAGAGGTGGGTCATGCCGCTTCCCCCATCTCAACGCACAGATCCCGCACCTTCCCATCCCGGCACTTCGTGATGTAGTCGACCGTGGTCTTCATCACCTTGGCGCCGATCTCGCGGTACACGCTCGACGCATCCCGACGGCGCGTCTCAAGGCTGCGTGCCTCGGCCATCATCGCCAGCAGGTCGGTCATGTCGGACTCGGCAATGGCCTCGATCACCATGGCCTCGTCAGCCAGGCCGTCGGCAATCTCGTCAGCCATCAGGTCGTCGTAGAACGCTTCCTCAGCCGCCTCGCGGGCTTCCTCGCCAGCCAGATGAGCGTTGAGGTCCAGGGTCACGCGGCAGGGCATGTCCGTCACAGCACCACCTCCAGCTCGGCGATTGGCAGCAGGACAGGGCGGGAGCCGGCGCAGGCCACGCTGGCGTGCCGGCCCTCAATGCGCAGAACCTCACCGAGCCTGCCGCGCAGGCGGCCGAAGCGGATGCGGACAGTGGTACCGGTGGTTGGGGTGCTGCTGGGCATGGCGTTCTCCCGTTGGTGTAGGGAGAACAATAAACGACACGTTTGCAAAATGCAAACGCAATGTTTGCGACATGAACGAAAAAAAACCGAGGCGACCATCGCCTCGGCCGTTCGTTCCGCTAAAGCTAGGGCTGTGTGGGCGCCTCAGCCAGGAACGCAGCGACTGCAAGCGCATTGTTTGCGAGAAGGATCAGAAGCCCGCTTGCTGATGCCGGATCGGTGCTGACGACAAAGCCCGTCAGAGTTTCGGCGGCCTGCCCAGGGCATGATCCAGTCACTGCTGCGTCGTACAGATTCAGCGTTGAATCAGGGATCGATATCGCCCCGGTGTAGTTGCAGCCATCGGAATCGGACGCCGTAAGGGACCCATCAATGTCCACCGACGCTGACATCGAGAAGCCGCTGATCGGGTCCTGCGAGGAATAGACGCCTGAGATTGAGGCGAGGGACGGGGCATCCCCCGATCGTTCGTCATATGTGAGGGCAAACGTGCCGGGGGGGCCGAAGCTGGTTGAGTAGTTCCCGGAAATCCCTGACATCGGCGTGACGATGCCGGTGATGGTCGATATCCCGGCACGCTCGGCAACAAGTGAAAAGTCCGATCCGCTGGTTATTTCGTAGGCGGTCAGTGCCCCTGACAGACTTGTTGCGGCCGTGTTGATCTGCCCGGCATAGAGCGCGCCCGCATCAAGGCTCAGGAGAAACGCCCTTTGATCTGATCCAACGACGGCCGCCAGCTGGAAAGTTTGTCCGGACTGCGAAAACTGACCTTCGTACAATCCCCTGGCATCGGCGCCGGGCTCGTCGGAAGAATCGCCCCCACCCCCGCAGGCGGAGAGCAAAGCCACGAGAACTACGGCAGGGATCTTCTTCATTTCCTCTCCTCATCAGGTGCGATTTCAGCGGCACGTAACGCAGCTGCGGCGCTGACCAAGATCATGTTCTTTATCGCATCCGCCACGTCGTCCGGCAGCGTTGCGGCGAAGTTCTGCGCGATAGTAACCAGCTCTTCCTGTTTCCTTCCTCTACGGCGCACCCAGTCGGCCGGGGGAGGCTCGCTGCGCCGCGCCTCTGAGCTGTAAGGCGGGTACTGCGTGCCGGCGGCTCGAATCGCGGCGCGAACCGCGTCTGACTTGTCGGCCGAAACGCGACCGCGCTTGCGCCACCCGTTGAACACCTGGGAGGACACACCGAAGCGGCGAGCGGCCTCAACAGCCTTGAGGTTCTCTCGCTGCATCCATGATTCGACGGTCGTAAAGGGGAGTCTTGCCATCTAAACGAAGTGTTTTCCGGGCGGGCAGGCAATGCAACAAACGCAACGTTTGCGAAACGCAAACCAAACGTTTATTGTGCGTTCATGACCCCAATCGAAAGAGCAATTGTTGCGGCTGGTGGCCCGTCTAGTTTGGCCCGTAGTGTCGGCGTGAGCACGCAGGTCGTGTGCAATTGGCGAGCGCGAGGTCAGGTGTCGGATGACAAGGCGCTGGATGTTGAGCGCGCTACCGGAATCAGTAGGCACGAACTTAGGCCGAACATCTTCGGTCCGGCCCCTACTCAAGAGGCGGCTTAATGATCTCCTCCCACGCAGACACCCTATCCCCCGCGTCGAGCAAGCGCGTTTGGGGCCTGCGTGCATTCCGCCCCGGTCTTGATGGCCGGGGCTTTTTTGCGTCCGAAATTCGTCTGATCCCATGCCCTGCATTTTCTGGCCTCGGGTCTGGCAACTGTTGGCAACTACTGGCAACCGGTGGCAACCATGATCCCCAAACAGACTGAGCTCCCCCTGATCGGCAGCCCGTCGCGGCCGCTGCACCTGCATTCCCGGGCTGAGGTGGCCCTGTGCCGCTCGAAGGCGGACGCCGCCTATCTGGCCCTGCGCCATTGCGGCATGGACCAGGAACGTATTGCCGAGCGTATGCCCATGGATGCCGGCCACCTCTCCAGGCTTGTGCGCGGCATGCGGTACTGGAATGACCAGCAGCAGGAGCGCTTCGAGCGCATCACCGGCTCGCTGGCACTGACACAGTGGGACTGCCACGCCAGGGGAGGGGAGTTCTACGCAGACCCGACCGAGCAGCGCCGCGCCCAGCTCAAGGCTGAGCTACAGGCCCTGGAGAAGGCGGCATGAACATGCTGACGCTGAATCGGCCACCCGTGGCACTTCCAGAACCTGCTACCCCTGAGCAGCGGGCTGACTGCGCCCTGGAGGCCGCCAGGGAGCATCTGATGCGCTACAGCCGCCAGTGCGGTGACCAGCAGCGGGCCATCAGGGCGGTTGCGCTGGCGCTGGAGATCAAGGCGCTGCGCCGGCCAGAGGTGACCCAGCGGCTGGACGCTGAGCGGCTGGCGATGGTGAGGGGGCGCTGATGGCACGGATCAGGACCATCAAGCCTGAATTCTGGACCAGCGAACAGGTCATGAACCTTTCGCCGAACGCTCGACTTCTGTTCATCGGCCTCTGGAATTTCTGCGACGACGCGGGGATCCACCCGGCGAGCCTCAAGCGCCTGAAGGCCGAAGTCATGCCAGCGGACGACGTACGTTCGGAGGATGTTCGGCGAATGATCGGCGAATGCATAGACGAGGGGCTTATCCGGGAGTATGAGATCGACGGAGAGGCTTATTGGGCGGTCACTGGATGGCATCACCAGAAGATTGATCAGCCTTCGTACAAGTACCCGATGGAGGACGGCACTGTCCCTGAAGGCCCCGCGAAAAGGCGGCAGGCAAGCAAGAAATCGAAGGGTGAACGACAGGTGTTCGCCGAACGTTCACCCCCGGAAGGGAAGGGAAGGGAAGGGAAAGGAAAAGAAGAACCCCCCAACCCCCCTGAGGGGGGAGGTGAGGCCGTGGACGATTCGGGGCCGTCGCCGGGGGCTGCTGGCCGGAAAACCAAAATCGCCTTCGACCCGACGGCGCTCGACCTGCCGACCTGGCTGCCCCGGGAAACGTGGGCGGCGTGGTGTGAGGCTCGGCGGCAGATGCGCAAGCCGCTGACGGAAGCCAGCGCTTCCCGCCAGATCGCCGACCTAGCGAAGTGGCGGGGGCAGGGCTACGACCCGACCGAGATCATCAACACCAGCATCAACGCCGGCTGGCAGGGCCTGTTCGCGCCGAAGGGGCCGCCGCCGAAGCCGCCGGCATCTGCCCCCGTCCGCCGTGACGAGGTGGTGGTATGAGCGCCGCCGCGAAGGTGCAGTGGGAGCTGGAGCAGACGGTGCTGGGGCTGTGCGCTCAGGACGCCGATGCTCGCAACGTGGCTCTGGATTTGATCGGGGAGGGCGACTTCACCGCGGCGGACGCCGTGACGGCATGGGCGGTGATTCGCGAACACCCACCAGGGCCGGATCTCGCCATTGCCATGGCCCGAACCGACCTGCGGCCGGAGTGGGTCACCGGGCTGATGCGTGACTGGTACGGCAGCCCGGCCAACATCGGCAGCTACTGCGGCAAGCTGGTCGAGGCATCGCGGGTCCGGATGCTGCACGCGGCCTGCCGTGAGGCGCTGGAGGCCGAGGAGGGGCCGGACGAGATCGTGGGCCGGCTGATCTCGGCGGCAACCGGCATCGTGGCGCGCCGCGGCTCGGATGCCCTCCGCTGGTCGGCAGCCTATTCCGAGGCCGGCCAGATGATCGCCGACGCGCAGGCCAAGCACCGCGCCGGCGGCAAGCTGGGCATGACGTTCGGCCTGCCGACGGTCGACCACATCCTCGGCGGCCTGCACGGGCCCCGCTTGATGATCCTTGCGGCACGGCCGAGCTGCGGCAAGACCGCGGTGCTGAACCAGTTCGCACTGCGCAACGCCGCCCGGGGCTCCGGCGGGATGATCTTCAGCCTGGAGATGGGCCGCGACGAACTCGTGGTGCGCGGCATGGCCCTTGCCGGTGACGTGGTGCTTTCCCGGCTGCTTCGCGGCACCGCCAGCCCCGACGAGGTGAGCCAGGCAACCGACGCCATGACGAAGCTCGGCGACATCCCGCTGTGGATCGACACCGACACCTACAACCTGGACGCCATTTCGGCCCGGGCGACCGTTGCGAAGGCGCGCCACGGGATCGGCTGGATTGCCGTTGACCACATGGGCCTGGTCGAGACAGCCCGCATGCCGTCCCGCAACGAACAGATGGGGCTCATCAGTCGGTCGCTGAAACAGCTGGCGAAGCGCCTGGACGTGCCGGTGATCGCCGTCTCGCAGCTCAACCGCTCATGCGACACCGACAACCGCCGCCCGGGCCTCGCTGACCTACGCGACAGCGGGAACATCGAGCAGGACGCCGACATCGTGATGATGCTCCATTGCGACAAGGACGACCGCAGCAAGAACCGTCGTCCGATCTCCATCGGCTTTCCCAAGAACCGTGTCGGCCCTGCCGTATGGCCGGATGCCGACTTCGAGTTTGACGCACTGACCCAGCGCTTCCGCGAGCTGGAAAGAGTCCTTGAAGACGCGGATACCTACCAGGAGTGACCATGAGTGGATCGATCGAGAAAGTGAACGCGATGTTCGAAGTTTCGAGCATCAACATCCGGCGCGAGAAAGCGGGGGAGGACGAGGGCCCCATCGCCATCGACGTGACCCTGAAAGCCGAGCTGGGCAACAAGGCCGTGAAGGGGCTGTTCCACAGCGACCACGGCTACAAGGACGTGCTGGGCCAGCTCTGGACCGACCGCGGCGAGCTGGCGTGTGTCGACGTTGACCAGATTCGCCTCACCCGGGAAATGACCGGCGCCAGCGTGTCGATGAAGACCGAACTGGGCCACGGCGTCGAGTTCGAGCACGCCAACGTCAACAAGGTTCAGATCACGCCGCGCCCCGCCGGCCTGGTCGACGTGAAGCTGCGGGTGCAGGCGAACCCCACCGCCGAACAGATCGCCAAGCTGACCGAGTTCCACGGCCACGAGATCCGGCTGGTGGTGATGCAGCGGCAGGGCGAGCTGTTGCAGGACGCCGCATGAGCGAGGCGATCACCATCACTGGCAGGGATGAGCTGCGGTCACGTCTACCCGACGTGATCGCGGCCATCCAGGCGGATGCTGATGCCGGCGTGAGCGTACTGGTCAAGCCGCTGGATGAGCACACGGAGATGCAGCGCCGCCGGCTGAACGCGATGTGCGGTGACCTGGCCAAGCAAGTCCGCATGACCGAGGCCGGCGAGTACGTCCACGTCAGCGATTGCCCCCTGGGCCAGCGGCTGAGCAAGGATGACTGGCGGGGCATGTTCATGGCGGTGCTGCACGGCATGCGGTCGGTGCCGAACCCGGAGGGGCCGGGGTTCATCGTGCTGAGCCGCAGCAGCCAGCGCCTGAGCCGCAAGAAGTTCGCGGCCGCCATCGAACTGATCAGCGCATTCGGCAGCCAGCGGTCGGTGGCCTGGACGGATCCGCAGTTCAAGGCGTGGATCGAGGAAGCCGAGAGGATGGCCGCCTGATGCCATTGCAGCGCGCCATTCCCCGGCCCACGCAGGCCCAGCAGCGGCGGCAGGACAACATCCGGGAACTGGGCTGCCTGCTGTGCATGAGTGAGGGCATCGGCTGGGTGGCGGCCGAGATCCACCATCTCACCGACTGCGGCCGAACCATCAGCCAAGACCACACCATCGGCCTCTGCCAATTCCACCACCGCGGCGTCAGCCACTACAGCCGCGAACAGGCCACACGGATCTACGGCCCCAGCCTTGCACACGGCGCAAAGCCGTTCAGGGCCCGGTTCGGCACCAATGACGAGCTGCTGCAGCAGCAGAACACCGCCCTGAGGATGGCCGGCTATGCAGATCACTGAACGCGAGCGGGAACTGCTGGAGCGCGCCCTGGACACCATGTTCGACCAGTGCGAGCCCGACGACATGCCGCTGTCCGACCTTTACTGCCAGGCCATCAGCATCGTGCGCGAGCGGCCGGCAGACGTGCGCCGCCTGCGCCGCGACTTCAACCAGCGCCGGCCGACGCCGCAGGCCGATATGCCATTGCAAAGGAGAACATCATGACGATCAGCATCGTGGTTTACGGCAGCCCAGCCCCCCAAGGGAGCAAGAGGCACGTCGGCAACGGGGTGATGGTCGAATCCAGCAAAAAGGTTCGGCCATGGCGTCAGGACGTGAAAGCGGCAGCGCTGGAAGTCCGCGCCGGGGCAACCCCAATCGACGCCCCAGTGCGAGTTCGGATGGTTTTCACCATGCCGAAGCCAGCCAGCGCCCCCAAGACGCGGCGCACGTTCCCAATGCGAATGCCTGATCTGTCAAAGCTGGCTCGGTCCACGGAAGACGCGCTCACTGAGGCTGGCATCTGGCGGGACGATGCGCGGGTTATTGAGTACGACCGACTGGCCAAGGTATTTCCCGGCGAGGACCCGGAAGCGCTAGATGCGCCAGGCGTGCGGATCACCGTTGTTGAGGTGTCTGCCTGATGCGCACCCACGCCCAAGAGATCGCCAGCGCATTGACCGGACCCGAAGCCCGGCAGGTCGTCGAATCGTTCCTTCGCGCGGTGGAGCGGCTGGACAAGCACGGGCATCCGGCCCGGTTTGTTGCCGACATGAAGAGTGCCGTTTGGGAGGCCACCAAGCTGGCGCTCGTGACCGGAGTGCCGCTACGCGAGCCCGGAGCGCCGCTTGTCAACGATGGTCAATACCAGGATGCCGCTTGATGCGCCAGGGCCTGATCACGTTCGAGAGCGACGAGGACCGAGCGGCGCACATGGCCGAGTGTCAGACCGCTGTCGATGCCGCTCTGGCCGACGAACTGGCAGCGCTGGCCAGCAATGCCGACCGCGCCGACCGGCTCCGCGCAATGCAGATCACCCGGGGCCGCGAGGCCACTGACCGAATCCGCACACTCACATGGGAGCGCATGCGAAATGCCGCGTAAGACTCGAAAATCCGAAGACCGGCTCATCGACTGCGCGCTGCATGCGTGGATCGAATGGATCCTGGCCGAGTTCCACGAGCGCCGCTCACCGGTTCGTTCCAGCGCCGACAACGCCGAGGAATCGGAACGGGTGTGGGAGGTGTTCGCCAGCCGCATCCGGTCGAACATCGATCACTCTGACCCTGTGCTGGCCCGGCTGTGCGAGGAGGAGTCGCAGGCCCACTTCTGGCCCGCAGGCGTGAACACCATCATCATGCAGATGCCCGAGCGCTGGAGGATGCTGCTGCTGTGCCGCGCTGCTGGCATGAACCAATCCGAGACTGCCGCCGAGATGGGGCTGTCACAGCAGCACGTCAGCGCAGAGCTATCCCGCGTCAGGGCCGCCTTCGTCCCACGCCTGATGATGCTTGCAGGCACCGCCTCAAGGCTGAAGCGACTGGTGGAAAGGGTGCACGTGTGAGGGTGGGGCTTGCGCACCCGTAAAAATTCCCGATAATTCAGAGCATGGAACGAGTGTCACTGAAGCCCTGCTAACCGGCGGGGCTTCGTCGTTCCTGGCCCTGCGTTGGTTTGGCGCAGGGCATTCGAGACTGCACAAAGGTGCGCCCAGTGCAGCCGCCGGGAGTCATGACCCGGCGTTGATCAACACCCCGGCCTCTCGCTTGCGATGCCGGGGTTTTCGTTTCCCGTGTCCTGCACCCTGAGTGCGACGGGCGCCCCGCTTGCGGGGCATTTATTACTGTTCGGAGCGTGGCAGCACAGATATTCGAACCCTGCCGAGCTTCAAGGAGCGCGCCATGTGCAACCATGCCTCAAAAGTAGACAGTTGTAGACATGGCTAAGGGATACAAGACCGGCGGCCGCAAGAAGGGAACGCCGAACAACAAAACCCGCGACATGCAGCGGAAGGCCGAAGAGCTTGGCATCACGCCGCTTGAAGTCATGCTGGAAGCGATGAAGGAGGCCTACGAAAGCAAGGGGGCATGTGCTGCGTTCGTTTACGCGAAGGACGCAGCGCCGTATATCCACGCGAAGCTTTCGAGTGTCGAAGCGAGCGGCCCCGGGGGCGACCCGTTGCTGATCCAGGTAGTGCGCTTTGCCGACGATCCGGCTCCCGAATAAGTGGGCTCCGCGCCCTTATCAGCGGCGCATGTGGGATTACTTCGAGAGGGGCGGCAAGCGAGCGATTGGGATCTGGCACCGACGGGCCGGCAAGGACGACGTATGTCTTCACCTTGCGGCTGTGAAGGCTTTCGAGCGCCCGGCGACCTACTGGCACATGCTGCCGGAGTATTCCCAGGGCAGGAAAGCGATCTGGGCGGCCATCAATCCGCATACCGGGAAGCGCCGGATTGATGAGGCGTTTCCTCCGGCCGTTCGTGACAACACGAATGAACAGGAGATGTTCATCCGTTTCAAGAACGGATCGACATGGCAGGTTGTTGGGTCTGACCGATTCAACAGCACGGTTGGTTCGCCGCCCGCCGGTCTAGTGTTGTCGGAGTGGGCGCTGAGCAATCCAGCTGCCTGGGCGTATCTGTCGCCAATCTTGAACGAAAATGGCGGATGGGCCGCGTTCATCACGACGCCGCGAGGCAAGAACCACGCGCACAGCACGCTACAGATGGCCCGACAGTCGCCGGACTGGTTCTCGGAAGTGCTGGATGTCAGGAAGACCGGGGCGATCAGTCTGGAGGCTGTAGAGGAACAGCGGCGCGAGTATCACGGCATCTACGGCGCTGAGGCTGGGGATGCGCTGATTGAGCAGGAGTATTTCTGTTCGTTCGAGTCGGCAATCCTTGGCGCGTATTACGGCCGCGAGTTGGCCCGTTTGCATGCTGATGGGCGAGTTGGGAAGGTCGATGCTGACGATGCGTTCCCAATTCACGCGGCGTGGGACCTTGGGTACTCAGACGACACCTCGATCTGGTTCTATCAGGTCGTTTCCGGTGAGATTCGGGTCATCGATTTTCACTCCAGCAACGGGCACACGGTTGACTGGTATGCCGATCTGGTGAAGTCCAAGACTGGCGGCAACGTCGGCACGCTGTGGCTGCCTCACGACGCGAAGGCGAAGACCTTGGCAGGCAATGGCAGGAGCATTGAGCAGCAGCTGGCTGCACACTTCGGGCGGCAGAAGATCCGCATCGTCCCACGTCTGAGCTTGCAGGACGGCATTCAGGCCGTTCGGCTCACGCTCCCGCAGTGTTGGTTCAACGAAGAAACCACGATGCAAGGACTTAGCGCCCTTGCGCAGTATCAGCGCGAGTGGGATGACGAACGAAAGTGCTTTCGGGATCGACCTCGGCATGACTGGACCTCGCATCCAGCCGACGCCTTCCGAATGCTTGCTATTGCATGGCGAGCAGAGCCGCCGCCGAAACCCAGGAACCCGCCGCCGCGCTGGGAAACCGATCTGACGATCAATGAACTTATCGCGGCGAACCGCCGAAAGAGGCTGAGAGATGACTGACCATGTTTTGGAGGCGCCAGGCGTGAAGGGAACCAAAAGCATCAGCGCAAGTACCTCGTCGGCTCGGACTGCGCGAGCGGTGGGCAGCTCAGGTCCCGTCGAGATATTCAACGCGACGAGCGCTATTGCTTTCCTGAAGGCCGGCGATGTCACGGTGACTGCTGCGGTCACTGACTACCCGATCCCAGCCGGCGAAAGTCGCGTTGTGGACATTGGGGCGCATACGAACCTCGCGGCCATTCTGGCCAGCGGCACAGGCACGGTGTACTTCACTGAGTTTGAGTGATGTCGCGGAATGTAATCTTTCTGGCGACACGGAGGCGCAAGCAGGGCGGGGCTGTGTTCAACCCCCTGTCCCTATTCGCCAACGGCGAGCAGGGCATCATTGCCGATTTCAGCGGAGTAGTTACACCTCCGTCTGACAAAATCACGTCGCAGCCTGATCTAAGTGGAAATGGTAACTCGTTCTCGCAAGGCACCGTTGTTCGGCAACCTTATGAAGGCGGAGTTCCGACGTTGCTTGCGGACGACGACTTGGTGCCGAACCCTCGGTTCTCGGCGGACGCCGATTGGGTGAAAGGTACAGGCTGGACGATTTCCGGCGGGGTGGCGGCAAAAACAGCCGGGGTTGCATCGAACTTGTCCGCGAGTATCGACGTTGACGCCGGGTCGACGTACATGGTCTTTGTCAACATGACACGCACCGCAGGTACCGTATCGGTTCGTTTTTCAGGAGGGACAAACGTTACGGGGGCGTCAAGCAAGAACGCTTCCGCGAGTTTCACAGAAATATTGATAGCAGTCAGCGGAAACAACACGATAGAAATCGTGGCCGACGCCGCTTACGCCGGAACAATAAGCGCCGTTTCCGTGAGGCTGGTTACCGCAATGGCGTTTCGTGGAGCACGATTCGATGGATTCGACAACTTATTGAACACATCAAACGTTGATCTTTCGTCGTCACGAAAGATGACAATAGCCATGTCGATATGGAAAGACGCGCAAGTGACATTCACATCGTTATCGGAGGTTGGCCAGTACACGGCATTGTCAACTGCGGGCTCTGTGCGCTTGCGTTTTGAGGCGCTAGATGCCCGCGACGCGACCGGTGCTCAGACCACCACCCCACCGGCCGTTGAGGTGCCAACTGGAGAGGCTGGCTCACGAACACACACCATCATCGCAGAAGTTGACTACACTCAGCCCTCAGTGGATGACCAGTTTTCTATTCGGATGCGCGGGGTAACGCTTGCCAGCAGCACGTCGGGGAGTGTCAATGAGGCGCCTGGGTTGACCAACCAGCCGGTTTCAGTCGCTGCCACAAATAACGCCCTGCTCGACACAAGAATAATAATGCACAAATTTGTTCTGATTGATCGCTTGCTTACCCCCGTTGAAAAAGACGCAATCGGGCGATGGGTTAACGCGCATGGGTGTGTGGCCGCTGCCCTTGGAGATTCTACAACCGCTTTCAACAGCATTCCAGGAGGCCTCCCCTCGTCAACCTGGACTGTGCCAGCATTCATCGCGGGAATGGAATCCGGCGGCGCGAACATCGCAAGAGCCGGGGACAGGATATCTGACCAGCTCGCAGACTGGTCCGCATTAACCGGGAAACAAGCGCTTCAGGCCGTCTTTGTGCAGATCGGACTTAATGACATCAATACCTACGTCGGGAATGAGACTAAAACGGCGGTAGAGATCATTGGTGACTTGCAAGACCTTATCGACACGGTGAACGCTGACAAGCCTGTTGGGTGTAAGACGTATGTTTGCCAGCTAACACCATGTAGAGCTTGGCTAGAGGCTGGTGCCTCCGGGGATGTTTACCAAGCATGGCTGGATGTGAACGAAGCAATCGCCGGGGTGGGCGCGAACCCGATAACGGGGGTTGATGCGCGCATCGGGAGCTATGTCGCTGCGTTGAATGATGGTTCAGGCAATCTGAACCCGATCTACGATCACAACAACGATGGCGTTCATCCATCGAACGAGGGGCGCTGGATCATTGCCTCTGCGTGGAGAGCGCAATTGGTTGTCGACGGACTGGTCGCGGAGGGTTCTTGACGTGATAAGAATTATTGCCGACGAGCCGTTTGCCGCGTTGGCGCGGCTCGGGCTGACGCTGGTTCAGCCGGAGGAATAACGTGGACGAGAAAGAAGCGCGCAGCCCTGTCGAACAGTGGCGCGCAGAGATTCGCTTGTCTGAGAAACAGGAAAGACACTGGCGTGACGTCGCGAAGGCGGCCATTGATCGGTATCGGGGGGAGTCCCGTTCGGGAGGCCTTGAGAATGATCGCCGTGACGCCCGTGGCTACAACATCCTCTATGGGAACACGGAGACGCTGCGTTCTGCAGTTTACGCGCAGCCGCCGAAGCCTGATGTTCGGCGCCGATACCGTGACGCTGATCCCGTCGGCAGGGCAGTCGCTGAGTGTCTGGAGCGGGCGCTATCGGTTTCGATGGAGCTTGATGACTTCGATTCGACGTTCGCTGCTGCCGTGTTTGATTACGTTCTGCCGGGGCGGGGCCTGGCCAGGGTTCGGTACGTGCCGACCCTTGAGTCGGGATCCATCGAGGTGGAGGGCGAGGACGGCGAGCTTGTGACGGAGCAGTCGGAGCGCCTGACTGACGAGAAGGTTGCATTTGAGCTGGTGCCGTGGGATCGGGTGCATCTGGGCCCGGCTCGGCGGTGGGAGGACGTGCCGTGGATTGCCTACGAGCACCACATGACCCGCAAAGAGCTGCTTGAGAAGTTCGGCGAGAAGGGCAAGGGCCTCAATCTTGACATTCGCACAACCGAAGACGGTGAGCGAAAGGAAGAGGATAACGATCCGCTCAGCATTCATGACAGGGCGAAGGTCTATGAGATCTGGGATCGCTCTGATAGGACGATCACATTCATTCCGGCCACCGGGGAGGATGAGATTCTTTACAAGTCCAAGGTGCCATTGGATTTGGAGGGGTTCTACGACTGCCCCCGCCCGTTGTATACCGTGGATATGACCGAATCGCTGGTCCCGCAGGCGGAGTTCGAGATCTACCGATCGCAGGCCGAGGAGCTTGACCGGCTGACCAACCGGCTGACCAAGCTCATCAGCGGGATGCGCAATAACGGCATCTATGACTCAACCATCGGCGAGATGTCGCAACTCATGCAGGCAGGGGATAACGAGTTTATCCCTGCTGCGGACGTGGGCCATCTGATTGAGAAAGGTGGCTTGGATAAGGCCATCTGGAAGCTGCCGATTGCCGAGATCGGTGGGATCGTAGCGTCGCTCTACCAGCAACGAGAGCAAGTCAAGCAGAACATCTACGAAATCACGGGCCTGTCCGACATTCTGCGTGGCGTGTCGGCGGCGTCGGAGACGGCCACGGCGCAGAACATTAAGGCCCAGTACGGCGGCCTGCGGATTCAGCGGCGCCAGCGTGACGTACAGCGCTTCGCCCGGGACCTGCTGAGGCTTGCCGCCGAGATCATGGCGGAGCAGTTCCAGCCTGAGACGCTGGCGCGCATGACGGGGCTTGATATCACCCCTGAAATGATGGCGATGTTGCGCGACCAGGGCGTGCGCGAGTACCGCATTGACGTGGAGACCGACTCCACCATTGCGCCAAACGAGCAGGCGGACAAGGAGGCTGTGACGCAGCTGCTTGGCGGCATTTCGCAAATGGTGCAGGGCCTTACTCCAGCGGTGCAGGGCGGCCTGATGGATCAGCAGCAGGCTAAGACGCTGATTCTCGCATCTGTGCGTCGGTTCAAATTGGGTCGCGATGTGGAAGCGGTCTTTGATGAGCAGGAAGGCCAACAGCAATCCCAAATCCCGCCGCAGGTGCAGCAGCAGGTTCAGCAGATGCAGCAGCAGATGCAGGATCTGCAGCAGAAGAACCAGCAGCTAGAGCAGCAGGCCCAAGGCAACGCGCAGAAGGCGCAGATCGAGGCTCAGACGGAGCTGCAAAAGGAACAGATGCGCCAACAGGGTGAAACACAGCGGGCTCAAATGCGAGAGGCGGCTGAAACCCAGCGAAAGCAGATGGAACTGCAGGCCGACATAAGCATGAAACAGATGGAGGCCGCGAATGCCCCGCTGGATACAGCCCAGAGGCAGTAAAGACCTAATCCCCGCCGAAGACTACCAAGCGCCCACTAGGGCGCTTTTTTATGTCCGAGGGGATATCCAGCCGTACCAGTCGCCGGTCACTGGCGAGGTGATTGACGGACGCCGCGCACGCCGCAACGACCTCAAGCGTCACGGCTGTATCGAGCTTGGTCCTCGCGACTTCAAGCATCTCAAGGATTCCCCCACAAGGAGCGCTCAGAAATGAACCCGCCCGAAAATGAAGAGCAGAGCATGTCCGACCTTGACGAGTTGATGAGCAAGGCGTTTGACAAGGCATCTGCAGAGCCAGACGAGCCGGAAGAGCCTGCCCCGTATGAAGATACGGAATCCGAGGCGGAAGAGCCTGCTGAGCCGGAGACGGGGGAAGAGGGCGGCGTGGCGCCTGAGGACGAGCCGGCCATTGCGGCCCCGGCGACCTGGTCAACGGAAAGCAAGGAAGCGTTTACGCAGCTTCCCCGCGAACTACAGAAGGTTGTGGCGGAGCAGGAAAAGAGCCGCGATCGGCACTTCCACCAGCGCAACAACGAACTTTCAAGCGTCAAGCAGATTGCAGAGCAGTTCGAACAGGCTATTGGCCCCTACAAGGACATGATTGCTGCAGAGGGCGGCACGCCGATTACGGCCGTGCAGAACCTCCTGCAGACGGCAGCGTCCTTGCGCCGGGACCCCCAAGGGACGATTCGACAGCTTGCAACCCAGTTTGGCGTATCCCTCGGCGGGAACGGGCAACAGGACCAACTCTACCTGCAGGCAATGCAGCGAGTGAGTGCCCTGGAGAACCAGATCCGCCAGCAGGAGCTGACAAAGCGGCAACAGCAGGATTCGGAGATTTCCGAAGGCATTTTGTCTTTCCAGAACGAAGTCGATGCAAGCGGGCAACCGCTTCATCCCCACTTTGAGTCTGTGCGGGAAGAGATGGCCGCCCTGCTTGCCGCTGAACGTGCAAAGACACTGCAAGACGCCTACGAGATGGCGGTCTGGGCGCGTCCTGACATCCGCACAATTTTGCTGCAACAGCAGCAGGCCGCCGCGAGCCGGCAGCAGTCCGAAAAGGCTGCGAAGGCAAAGGCGGCGTCTGGGGTGCGCGTCAAGGGCGCAGATGGACTGCCGGCTAAGGGCGAATCGAAGTCTATGGACGACCTAATGAGTGAAGCCTACGACAAAGCCGTGGGCGCGATCTAACCCCTTTTTGGAGACTCAACAATGGCACTCCCCAGTGCGGTATTCACGGAGATCGTTACCACGACTCGCCGTGAGCGGATCAAGACCTGGTCCGACAACATGGCCAACAACAACGCCCTTCTGTCGCGTTTGAAGAAGCGCGGGAAGATGAAGACCATCGACGGCGGTTACGAGATTGTGTACCCGCTCGAATACGCCGAAAACGCCACCTATCAGCGGTACTCCGGCTACGACACCCTGAACATTCAGGCATCGGATGTGCTGACGGCCGCGAAGTACGACTGGCGCCAGGCTGCGGTGAACGTCACTGCATCCGGCCTCGAACTGCGCCAGAACAACGGCAAGAACGCCATGCTGGATCTCGTCAAGTCGCGGCTGAATGTGGCTATGAAGACGATGTCCAACAACATGAGCCAGGACATCTACTCGGACGGCTCTGCTGCCAACCAGGTGGGTGGCCTGCAGCTGCTGGTGGCGGACAACGGCGGCGGCGTGGTTGGCGGGATCAACAGCGCCACACAGACGTGGTGGAAGAACGTTGTGCAGGACGCCAACGCCCCGCTTCAGGGTGGCGGCGCGATCACCCCGAGCAAGTCCACGATCAAGAGCCTGATGAATGCGCTCTACATCGAGTTGGTGCGCGGCAACGACAAGCCAGATCTGATCGTTTCCAGCAACGACTACTTCATCTTCTACGAGGAGTCGCTGCAGGACAACCAGCGCTACGGCGACGAGCAAATGGCCTCCAGTGGCTTTGTGTCGCTGAAGTACAAGACGGCCGACGTGGTGTTCGATGGAGGGTCGAAGGGCGGGGGGATCCCTGACGCCCACATGTACTTCCTGAACACCGACTACCTGAAGTTCGTCTCGCATCGCGATGCCAACTTCACGGAAGTTGCCGAAAAGACCTCGGTCAATCAGGACGCGGTGGTCATTCCCATCATCTGGCAGGGGAACCTGTGCTGCTCGAATCGCAGCCTGCAGGGCGTTCTGCTGGACAACGGCACGTAAGGAGAGAACCCATGAGCTTCATTTCAGGCTTCGAGCCGACTGTCACCACTGCCGCGTCCGAGTTCAAGCTGGGCACGGTGGCGCAGGACTTCAACGGCGATTGGTACCAGTACGTGCAGGCTGACGCCACTGGGTGGGCCGCGGGTGACGCGGTGATCCTCAACCCCAGCACCTACGTCGGTGATCAGGCGACCACGACCACGTCGGCCGCGGCTGCTGGCCAGGGGTTCCCGGTTGGGGTGGCCACGGTGGCCTTTCCTGCCAGCGAATACGGGTGGGTCAAACGCTTCGGCGCAGTGACCAACCTGAACGTCGCCACGGGCGCGGCGGTGGCAACGATCCTCAACACCACCGGAACTGCCGGCCGCCTCGATGATGATGCGACCGCCGGGGCTGAACTGGTCGAAGGGATTGTGACCACTGCTGCTGAGGCGTCGAATGCCGCCGCTGCATTCCTGCAGTGGCCCCGCATTGGCGCAACGATCCAGGCGTAACCGATTTGGGGGAGGGGAAACCCTCCCCCTTTCCAGGAGGCACCATGAGCGCAGTTGTCGTGTTTGAACGGCGGGCTGAAGAAGACCGCAATGCCACAATCGAGAAGGGCCACATCGCTTACAAGGACGTGGACTACGCCGTTGTGAGCGCAGCGGGCAGCGTGCTCAACGTTGTGGAGTACCGCATCAGCCCGAAGCGGCTAGATCAGTGGCGGAAGGAAGGAAAGCAGGCGTGGATTGACGCCTACGCACTGTGGAAGGAGCGGGGGGAAGCAACCATCGTAGGCACCCCGCTTTCGGAGTGGCCAGGTATCACGCCGGCCCAGATTGAGGTCTGCCGCGCCAACAACCTGCTCAGCGTTGAATCAGTGGCAGACGCTGATGAGAATGCCCTGCGGCGGCTCGGCATGGGTGGGCGCAATCTCAAGCACAAGGCAATTGCGTGGCTGCAAGCTGCGTCGAGCATCGGGATCGGTGCTGAACGGATCGTCGCCCTTGAGGCTGAGAACGCCGAGTTGAAAGAGCGTAACAAGGACATGGAAGAGCTGGTCATGTCCCTGAACGAGCGGATGAAGGCGCTTGAGGCGCCCAAGAAGCGCGGCCGGCCTGCAAAGGTAGAGAGCCGTGACCCTGCTTGAGATTGTTCAGCAGGCAGCGGCCGAGATTGGTATTGCTGTCCCTCAGATCGTTGTTGGGTCCACGGACACGCAGGTCCGGAGTCTGCTGGCCGTCGCCAAACGAGAGTCGGCCGATCTCAGCAACCGTTTCCGCTGGCAGCGGTTGACGCTTGAAGGAACATTCACGACGGTTGCGGCAGAACTGCAGGGCGACGTCACGACGCTGTTCCCTGGCTACAAGGCCTTGGTGAACGGGAGCATGTGGGATCGCACATTGGACCGGCCAATCCCCGGGGCGCTGTCGTCGCAGGACTGGCAGTTGCTGAAGGCCGCGAACACGTCTGGCCCGTACCAGTCGTTCCGAATTCGCGGCAATGAACTGCTGTTCATCCCTGCGCCGCCGGCTGGCCAGACGGTGGCCGCCGAGTATTACAGCCGATTCCCGGTGCTGGCGACTGATGGAACGACCGCCAAGGCCACGTGGACGGTGGATACCGACACGTCGCTACTGCCTGACGCCCTCATCACCATGGGTGTTGTGTGGCGTTTCAAGCGCGCCAGAGGCATGGACTACGCCGAAGAGTTCAGCAGCTACGAGCGCAGCGTCATGGACTACATCGGCCGAGATGGCGGGAAGAGCACGTTGTACAGCGCTGATCCCTTGAATGGCCGTCTGCCGTCCGCTTACGTCCCAGAAGGGAGTTGGAACCTGTGAACGCATACGCCCCGAAAGATCTGGCCCGGATGCTCAAACCGGCACAACTAAATACCTTCCAGGCCGCGCAGGCGCAGCCTGGTGCTCCAATTCAGCCGGCGATGCCGCAGCAGCAGCCTCAGGGCATGCAGCCAATGAGCGGCCGCAGCGAGTATGGCAACTGGATGGGGCAGCCCATTGATCAGTTCGGCGGGGGGGCGAATGACGTAGCGCGCTTGGCCTATCAGCAGATGATGGGCGGTGACGCCAACGTTCGGAATGGGCGGAACCTGCCTACCAGTCAGCTTGCGCCGATGCAGCAGGCAGCTGCGCAGGAGTCTCAGCAAGCAGCGCTCGCCGGCAGGCATCCCCTGCTGAATCGGATGCAGCGCGGGTGAGACGCGCCGCCCGTGGAGCGAGGTCTGGGGCGGCGGTAGCGCGCACGCAGTCCACCCCTGCGCCGGTGGGCGGATGGAATAGCCGCGACAGCCTTGCCCAGATGGACAAGCTGGATGCGGTGGTTCTGGACAACTGGTTTCCGACCCCGAACCAGATCGAAGTCAGGGGCGGCTGGGTGGAGCACGCGACCGGGCTGCCCGCTGCTGTTGAGTCGCTGCTACCCTACAACTCACCCACCGCCTCCGAGCTGTTCGCTGTCTCGGACGGTGGGATCTACGACGTAACGACGGCGGGCGCAGTCGGTTCAGCCGAGGTATCGAGCCTCAGCAATAGCCGCTTCCAGCACGTCAATTTCGGGACGGCTGGAGGCAACTTCCTGATCGCCGTGAACGGCGAGGACGTTCCTCAGTATTACAACGGTTCCAGCTGGTCAACGCTGGCCATCACGGACTCGAACCCGACCGACATCGGGGACACGTTGATTCATGTCAACGCCTACAAGTCTCGTCTGTTCTTCACTCAGGCCGATTCACTGTCGTTCTGGTACCTGGCGCCACTCGCGATTCAAGGCGTTGCATCAGAGTTCGAGTTGGACAGCATTGCCCGGCGCGGCGGCTACCTCGTCGCAATGGCAACCTGGTCGCTTGATGGGGGCCAAGGCCCTGACGACTACGCGGTGTTCCTGACCAGCAACGGCGAGGTCATCGTCTACACCGGCACAGACCCGGGCAGCGCATCGACCTGGTCGTTGGTTGGGGTGTATCGATCGGCGCGACCGATCGGCCGGCGGTGCTTCATGGAGTACGGCGGCGATCTGCTGATACTGACGGAGGAAGGCGTTTACCCGCTTTCTAAGGCGCTGATCACGGGGCGCACCAGCCCTCGAATCGCCATATCCGACAAGATCGCTCCGTCGTTCGAGTCGGCTGCTCGGGAGACCGGCAGCCAGTTCGGATGGGACTGCATCCTCTACCCGCGAGGCGGGTACGGCTTGTTCAACGTGCCCAACATGGGCACGGCGTTTGCAGATCAATACGTGTTCAACACCACAACCTCGGCGTGGTGTCGATTCAAGAACCAGCCGGCGCGGTGCTGGGCGCTGTCAGATGAAAATCTGTACTTCGGTGCCAACGGTGTGGTGTGTCTCGCCGACGCGGACACCACAGACGATGGGGAGCAGATCATCGCTGATGTTCTCCCGGCATTTCAGTACATGGCCGGCGCCGGTCAGAAGCGGTGGACGATGTCCCGGCCGGTGTTCTTCAGTTCAGGTCCGTTTTCGCCTAGCTACCGGCTCAATGTGGATTGGGAGCTGACGTCCCCCAACAGCACGCCATCCAGTGCCCCAGCTCAACTGGCGCAGTGGAATGTCGCGCCATGGAATACCTCGTTCTGGTCCGCTTCGAACACTGTGTTCAAGGACTGGATCACCGTTTCGGAGATTGGCTACTCGGCGAGCCTTCGCATCAGGGTCGCGAAGAACGGACAGGCCATCAGTCTGGTGTCGATCGACTATCTCTACGAGGCGGGCGGTGTCCTATAGCGTTGTTTGCGGCGCAGACGACGCGGTTGCAGCGCTACTTACAGAGCGAATCGGCATTGCTGAATGGGGCGCCTTCACCACCATTGGTGTGATGAAGGATGGCCGCCTTGTGGGCGGGTTTCTCTACAACAACTTCCGAGGCTACGACCTCGATATCTCAACGGCTGGCGAAACAGGGTTCCTCACGAGACGGACCCTGCGGGCGTGCTTTGCCTATCCGTTCGAACAACTGAATTGCAGGCGCGTGACTGCGCTCGTTTCCAAGCGGAACCGGGCATCCAGACGTGTGGTGAGCGGAGTTGGATTCCGCTTGGAGGGTGTGGCGCGTCAGGCCCATTTCACTGGGGCCGACCTCTGCATCTACGGGATGCTCAAAAACGAATGCAGGTGGATCAATGGGAAGTAAAGGCGGCGGCAGCGCACCACAAGCACCAGACCCATACGTTGTAGCCGGGGCCCAGAGCGCTGCAAATGCAGACGCGGCCCGGCTCAACGCCAATATCAACCGCGTCAACCAGGTGAACCCGTATGGGTCAACCAACTACACCGCTGACGGTGATGTGTGGACTCAGACCCAAACGCTGAATCCGAACCTGCAAGCGGCACTGGACACGACGCAGCAGATGGGCCTCGGCGCGCTCGGCAATGCCCAGTCGGCGATGTCCCAGCCGCTCAACTTCCAGAATCTGCCGGCGATGGCCACCAGTGTTCAGGGTGGTGATATCTACGGTCAGATTGAGCCGGCGGGACAGATTCAAGGCGGCGTTCAGGGTTCTCAGCAGCGAGTCACCGGCGTTGATGCGGGCGGGGCCCAGACGCAGTTCAATCAGGGCAGCCCTGTTCAGTCGACGTTCGACGCTGGGCCTTCCCTGCAATCGCAGTTGCCGCAGCAGCAGCAGCTGCAGAGCACCTTTGAATCATCGCAGGTCGGCGCGCCGTTGGTGACCGCCGGGAGTCAGGGAATCAACGCGGGCTCGATCCAGAACAACGTGCAGGGCGGGGGTCCTATCGGCTCGCAGATTGCTGATGCTGGGAATGTGCAAACCTCGTTCCAAAGTCCCGGCCAAGCCTCCGGACAGATCGCTAACGCGGGGCAGATCGGCAACCAGATTGCCGATGCTGGGAATATCCAGACCGGCGTCAACGCCAACCAAGGCATCCAGAACCAGCTAGGCGACACCGGGCAGATTCAGGCGCAGCTGCAGTTCAACCAGCTCCCGGAGCTGACACAGGATTTCAGCGCAGATCGTGGCCGCGTCGAACAGGCGCTGCAGGAGCGCTACAACACCCAGCTGAATCAGCGCTTCGGCGACGAGGAACGCTCGCTGATGACACGCCTTGCTAACCAAGGCATTGCTCAGGGTTCGGAAGCTTGGCAGCGTGAGATGGACCAGTTCAACCGGTCCAAGGAAAATGCGTACCGGGAAGCCACGACAGAATCGATACTACAGGGCGGCGGCGAGCAGTCCCGCCTGTTCGGCCTGACCTCTGCAGCACGCGGGCAGTTGTTCGGCGAGGGAACGACTCAGGGGCAGTTTGCCAATCAGGCACAGCAGCAGGCCTACAACCAGGCGCTGGCCTCTGGGCAGTTCGGCAACAGTGCGGAAGCGCAGCGTTTGCAGCAGGAATTGGCTGCTGGGCAGTTTGCCAACCAAGCACAGAACCAACAGTTCGGTCAGAACGCAGCCCAACTACAGGCCCAGAATGCTGCGCAGAACCAGCAATTCGGGCAGAACGTCACTGGCACACAGCTCAACAACCAAGCGCTGGCTCAGAACTTCGGGCAGAACCAAGCGCAGGCACAGTTTTCGAATCAGGCCCAGGCCCAGCAGTTTGGCCAGAATCAGGCCCAGCTTCAGGCCCAGAACGCGGCTGCGCAGCAGACCCTGGACCAGAATCTGGCCCTCGGCGGGTTCGCCAACTCTGCGCAGAATCAAGGGTTCCAGCAGGGCCTTTCTGGGCAGGGGCTGGATCTCCAATCGCAGATCGCGCAGAACCAACTCGGGCTGCAGGCGCAGGGTCAACAGTTCAACCAGAACCAAGCCCGCGCTCAATTCCAGAATCAGGCTGCTGGGCAGCAGTTCGGACAAGACCTCGCGGCCGGCCAGTTTCAGAACCAAAGCGCAGGGCAGCAGTTCAACCAGAACCAATCCGCTGCGCAGTTCGGCAATAACGCAGCTGGCCAGCAGTACAACCAAAACCTTGGGGCTGCCCAGTTTGCGAATCAGGGGCAGAACCAGGCTTTCGGTCAGGGCCAGCAGAACGCGGCCTTGTTCAATCAGGTTCAGAACGATCTGTTCCAGCAGGCGATGGCGTCCGGGCAATTTGCGAATGCAGCGCAGGCTCAGGAATTCGCCCAGAACCAAGCCGCCGCACAGTTCGCCAACACCGCGCAGGGACAACAGTTCCAGCAGGGCGTTACCAACGCGAACCTGACCAACGCCGCACGGCAGGCTGCATTGCAGGAGCAGATGCTGCAGCGGCAGTTGCCGTTGCAGGAGGCGCAGGCCTTGTTCGGCTTCGGCGTGGGTGGGCAGGCCCCGCAAGGCTTGGCCCCCGGCGCTGCACAGGTGAACCCGGCAGACATTCAGGGCGCCTTCAACCAGCAGTATGCCGGTCAGTTGAACGCCTACAACCAGTCGCAGGCCAATCAGCAGAACACCATGAGCAGCCTGTTTGGGCTGGGGGGTGCGCTGGGCGCTGCCGCCATCATGTCGTCACCCGACAAGAAGCAGGAAGGCCGCCCCGCACCCAAGGTTCTGGACCGGCTCGCCGACCTCAAGATCGAGACGTGGCGCTACAAGCCGGAAACCGGTCTTGGCGGTCAACGCCACATCGGCCCCTATGCCGACCAGTGGGCGGAACTGTTCGGTGGCGACGGCGGAACCATCAGCCTGGTGAGCATGTTCGGCGTGATCCTCAAGGGCATGCAGGAACTGAACGAGAAAGTGGAGGCCCTGAATGCCTAACATGCCCCCCCAGATCCTGGCCGAGTACCTGCGCGACCCTCGCCAGCTCATTGCCGCCCAAGCGCAGCAAGTGGACTACTCCAACACGCGAACCCCGCTCGCCGGGCTTGCGAAGGCGTTGCAGCAGATCGGCGGCGCCTACATGGGCAAGAAGGTCAGCGAAGAGTACCAAGGCAAGGCTGATGATCAGCGCAAGCGTGTCGCCGAGATACTGAAGCTGCAAAGCACCGGCGACGTGGAGGGCGCGCGGTCCATGGCGGCATCATCCCCCTTCCTCAGCGATTCGATGCAGCAGGCGCAGTTGGCGAAGCTGCTTGAGGGGCCTCAGGAGCGGGCGCAGACGCTTTCTGCCGATGACGCCAAGGCGATGGGTTTGGCCGATGGCGGCGTCTATCAGATGAAGCCGGACGGAACGATTGCTGTGGTGCAGAAGCCGGAGCAGAAGAAGCCGATCTCGGTCGGGGGCGCGCTGCTCGATCCTGAAACGTTCCAGCCCCTGTACGAGTCGCCTCAGCGACCGGAGAACAGCTACTTCACAACCTTCCAGACCGATCAGGGAATCATGCGGTTCAACAACCGCACCGGCCAGATGGAGCCATTGCAGAGCGGTGGCGAAGCCCTCATGCCGCCTCAGTACAACCCGGAGTTGCAGGCGGACGTGGCTGGCGCCAAGGCCCGGGCCGGTGAGATCGGCAAGCAGCAGGGGGCGGCTCAGGTGCAGGCTCCCGAGTCGATCAACAAGGCAGACTACGCTATCAGCGTCATCGACAAGGCGCTGGCGGCGCCAGGGCTCGAACTGATCACCGGATTGAGTGGTCGTGTCGATCCGCGTGCCTACATGCCTGGCGGAAAGGCTGCGGATGCCCGGGCGCTGCTTGATCAGATCGGCGGGCAAGCGTTCCTCGAAGCGTTTGAGAGCTTGAAGGGCGGCGGTCAGATCACCGAAGTGGAAGGTCGCAAGGCTACTGAGGCGGTCGCTCGACTCAACACTGCGCAGTCTGACGAGGCTGTTCGTGAAGCGCTCAATGAACTGAAGGCGGTCGTGTCGATCGGCAAGGAGCGCGCCATGCGCCGTGCGGGCGGGGCCCCTGCTGGTCAGGCCCAAGGCGGGTTCCGCATCATCGGAGTGGAATGATGGCGACCTATCGCGTTCAGGCCCCGGACGGCAGCACGCTGATCATAGAGGGGCCGGCCGGCGCGGCGCCTGAGGTCGTTATCCAGCAGGCTGAGCAGCTTTATCGGGCTCGGCAGCCCAATGAAGCCCAGGCGCCAGAAGTGCCGGGGGCCGGAATGCGTGCACTCATCGGCGCTGGGAAGGCGTTCGTTGACTCCGGACGCGGCCTCAAACAACTGGGACTTGGCGCTGTCGACAAGATCCCGGGGGTTGATATGTCCGAGCGACGCGAGCGGTTGCAGGGCGTCATCGACGAAGAAAAGCGCTTGTCCGCCCCGGTGATGGATTCGGGGGCGGGGCAACTTGGCTATGCCGGTGGCCTGCTGTCTACTGCCCTTCTCCCGGGGGGCGCTGTTGGCGCTGGAGCCAAGGCAGTCAATTCGGCCAAGGGGGCTCAGCTGGCGCGAGCCTTGACGGTACCAAACAGCTACAAGGGCGCAGCGGCACAGGGCGCGGCTCTCGGGGCGGTGCCGGCAACCGCATCTGATGAAAGCCGGACGTCCAACATGGCTCTTGGCGCAGTTGGTGGAGCGGGCGGGGAGCTCGCCGGGCGATTGTTGTCAGGTGGAGTTGGCATGGCCGGGGCCTTGGCCCAGCCTCTCACGGAGTCTGGACAGGAGCGCATCGTCGGTCGGCTGATCGAGAAGTTCGCCTCTGATCCGCAAAAGCTGGCGCAGGCACTCCGCACGAATTCCGATGAGTTGGTGCCCGGGAGCCTGCCGACACTCGCTGAGGTCGCCAGCGACCCCGGAATCAGCACGCTGCAACGGGCTATGGCAAATAACCCCGAAATGGGGTCGGTCATCAATGAGCGACTGATGCAGAACGCTGGTGCACGGCGAATGGCCCTGCAAGGCTTGGCCGGTGATGATGAGGCGCTCGCCGCGGCCAAGGCCGCCAGGTCTTCGGTCGCCTCCCCCCTCTACGAAGCCGCGGCCGAAACCGTTGTGCAGCCCGATGAGGTGCTCGGCAAGTTGATGTCGCGCCCCAGTGTGCAGAAGGCGATGGGCGAGGCCAACCGCTTCATGCAGGAAGCGGGGGAAACGATTGACGAGGGCGTTTTCACTGGTCGTCAGTTGCAGTACATCGACCAAGCGTTGTCCGATGCCATCGGGGCCGCCGGTAAGAAGGAGCAGCGCCTGCTGCTGAAAACCCAGTCGGAACTGCGCGGATGGATGGAAAACAACATCCCCGAGTACATGGAGGCGCAGAAGCAGTTCGCCGAGCTGAGCAAGCCAATCAACCAAATGCAGGTCGGGCAGACGCTCTATGAGGCGCTTGCCCCGGAACTGACCAACTACGGCGCGCTCGGCAAGGAGACAGCAGCCACCCTCGCCAGGGCTGTTCGCAACGCCTCCCAGACCGTCAAGAAGTCCACCGGCATGCGCAAGGACCTCAAGGACGTATTGACCGACGATCAGTACCATCTGGTTGAAAATGTACTGCGCGACCTTTCACGGAAGGCCAACGCTGATGATCTTGGGCGGGGCCCCGGCAGCAACACCGGTCAGAACCTTGTGTCGCAAAACGTCATCCGACAGGCACTTGGCCCGCTTGGGCTCCCTGAATCGTTCACCGAAGCCAATGCAATGCAGCGGCTGGTCACGCCGATATCGAAGGCCTATGGCCTGTTCGGTGCCGAGCAACAGATGCAACGGCGCTTGGCCGACGCTTTGGTGAACCCGCAGAGCATTCAGATCCCGATGCGCCCCAATCCTGCGAACCCGCAGTCGTTGGCGCGTGGGCTGCTTGGCCAGGCCCCGGCGCTTGCCGGGTCGGCCGGAGCGCTGTCAACGCAGTAGTACCTGCTTCACCTTCCCTTCGGGGATGAAGTGAAGGATCGCCCGCGCCAATAGTTTCACGAAAAAAAGCCCGATCAAAAGGATCAGGGGCTTCAGAGCCATTGCGAGTGCGATTTCCACTCGCCAGTTCTATCCCACATCACCCCCCGCTGCAACCGGAGCTTCCCATGCCATTCAATGGATCGGGCACGTTCAACCGTGTCCACAACTGGCAGAGCGATGCTGCCAACAGCATCCCGATCACCGATACGAGGATGGACGCGGAGGACGACGGGTTCGCAGCGGGACTATCAAATTGCATGACGCGGGACGGCCAATCGCCGGCAACTGCAAGCATCCCGATGGGGGGCAACCGGATCACCGGACTTGCAAATGGCGCGGCCCTGACGGACGCCGCAACGGTGGGCCAGCTGCAGAACGGGGCTGTGCATTGGGGCGGTACATCTGGCGGCGCAGCTACAGCCCAAACCATTGCGCCAACTCCGGCGGCTACCGCCTACGCAGCGGGGCAGACGTTCAAGTTCATCAGCGGGTACGACGCTGGTGCTGGGATGACCCTGAACGTCAGCAGCTTGGGGGCCAAGACCGTGACGATCCGGCAGGGGGCTGTGGCTGCTGGCGATTTCGCGGCAGGCGACCTGCTGACGGTGACCTACGACGGAACCGCCTTTCATCTTGTCGGTGTGGCGATTCCGGCCTTCGGGAAGGTGGCGGTATCTGGTGAATCAGATGTTGTCGCCGATGGAATCAAAGACACCCTGACGCTGGCTGCTGGAAACGGCATCGCCATTACAACCACCCCAGCATCGGACACGGTGACGATTGCGGGGGCAACGAACTATCAAGAGTTCACGTCCTCGGGCACTTGGACGAAGCCGGCGGGCATCACGTTTGGTCTGGCTGAGTGCTGGGGCGGCGGTGGAGCCGGTGGCTCCGGGAGACGTGGGGCGGCTGGAACCGACCGATCCGGCGGCGGCGGCGGATCCGGCGGCTCTTACACCTATCGCCTTCTGATTGCGTCAGCCCTTTCGGCGACTGAAGCCGTATCGATTGGGGCGGGCGGCACTGGCGGCGCAGCTGTTACCACGAACGACACCAACGGCAATGCCGGCACTGATGGGGGAACGACGTCTTTCGGGGCGCATTTGGCCGCCTACGGCGGGCAGGGCGGTTTGGGGGGAACGAACACCGCTGGGAATGGGGTTAAAGGAGCCGGCGTCTTGTCGTCTGTCGGTGCGCCAACCAGTGGCGGTTCGGGCAATGCTGGGCAATTCGGTGATGGCGCAACCTCTACTTCTCCAGTTCCTTCCGGGTTCGGTGGCGGCTCGGGCGGAGCGCGGAATATCGGATCAGTCGGCGGCGGCGGCGGTTCCTCGTTCGCTGGCGGCCCGGGTGGCGGTGCTGGCGGTTCAATCTCCAGCAGCAACGTTTCCTACAACGGTGGGGCCGGCGGCACCAACGCAGGGACCGGCGGGACCGCATCAAACGGCGGCACAACCCCGGGCGGAGCTGGCGGCAACGGAAGTGGCCGAGTCGGCGGCGGCGGCGGTGCTGCCGGCGGAGGCGCTGGTGGTTCTGGAGGTGATTTTGGCGCCGGGGGTGGCGGTGGCGCGGCCAACGTCAATGGCAACAACTCAGGCGCTGGCGGCGATGGCGGAGATGGCCGTTGCCGCGTCTACAGCTGGTAAGGAGCGAACATGAAATACGCAGTGATTCAGGATGACCGCGTTGCCAACATCATCGTGGCCACGGAAGAGTTCGCGCAGAGCATTGGCGCTGTCCCGGCTGAGGGGGCAAACATTGGCGACCTGTACGCGGATGGCCAGTTCACCACGCCTCCCCCGGTTGTCATCGTACCGGCCTCTGTAACGGCCCGCCAAGCGCGTCTGGCTCTGAACGCTGCCGGTCTACGGACACAGGTGGAATCAGCCATTGCGCAGGCCGATCAGGCCACGCAGGACACATGGGAGTACGCCACGGAGATTGAGCGCGGCAATCCCATCGTGGGGTTGATCGCCTCCGGCCTCGGACTGACCGATGAGCAGGTGGACGCGCTGTTCGTTGACGCTGCGACGTATTGAGCCGGAGGAAGAATGGCAATTCAAATCTCTGGCGCAGCGTCGGAAACAGCGAAGCTCACGCCGCCAGTAGTTGCGCTCCTGACGGAGGCGACTGCGGATCAAATCATCGCGGTGCTGACGATCGCTTACCTGGTCATCCTGCTGGGCCACAAGCTGTGGAGCTGGCGCAACGAGCATGGCGACCGGCGAGAGAGGCGAAGTGGCAGGGATCGGCGGGGTGGGTCTGACCGCCGCAACCCGGAAGACCTGCAATGAGCGTCAAGGGACGGATTGCGGCCCTCGGTCTTGGCTCAGCCTTGGCGTTGGTCGGCTCGTTCGAGGGGCTGCGGCATGTCGCCTACCTCGACCCTGTGGCCGTGCCAACGGTTTGCTACGGCCACACGGCCGGCGTGGAGCTGGGCCAGACCTACACCACCGCGCAGTGCGAGGAGCTGCTGGGCGAGGAATTCTGGCAGGCGGTGATGACTGTTCACCGGTGCGTGCCGGTGCCGCTGGCGCCGCACGAGCTGGGGGCTTTCGCCTCGGCGGTCTACAACCTTGGCCCTCGGCTGGTCTGCGACACCGGATCCAGCACCGCGGCGCGGATGCTCAAGGCCGGCGACGTGGCGGGGGCCTGCAACCAGCTCCCCCGGTGGGACAAGGCGAGGGTAGGCGGTGTCCTGATGCCGCTGCCGGGCCTCACCCGTCGCCGGGAGGCTGAGCGCCGCATGTGCCTGGGGCAGGCGTGA